CCGGCTAATGCTGCTGCTAAATCTGCTGCTGCAAGGCTTTCTGTTAGTAGGCTTGTGGCATCCACATAAGCGTTGGCAGCATCTACTGCTTCTTGGGCTGCTGCCTTTTCTTCAGGTGTGGTTGCTGCTGCAACGGCCTCTGCTGCTGCTACTACGGCTGCTGCTGCATCTGCACTTGACAATCCAGCAAATACGCCTGAAGCCTCAGCAGCTTCTTTAAATGCTGTGGCTTTGTCCGTTTTAGCGGCAATAACATTGGCATTAGCAGTAGCCCTGCTAGTTGCAATCCCTGTCATTAATTCATTTAAGACCATTTGTTGCTTGGCTAACGTGTCAAACAAATCTTTGATGTTCTTCTTAGCGGACTCAAAGTATCCATCCCATTCAGAAAATGGATTACCAGCCTTTAAATTAGTTAATGATGTGGCAAGATCAGTTGTTTGCTTTTGTATCTCTTTTAACTTGTCTGCAAGGGCTGTGGCAGTTGCGCCATCTTCAGCCAAGATAGCCTTCATAAGCAACAAGCGTGTGCGTTCTTCTTCAGTAATCTTGCCCTGTAACGCTGTTTCAATCTGTATCTTCTCTATGTCAAATACAGCTTTAGCCTTGGCTATGGCAAGCGCGTTTTTCTTTTCTTTGTCTGCTAACTTGTCTTGTTCTTTTTTAGTCTTTGTTATGCTTTGCTCAGCTTTAAGAATACGATTGCGAGCGCGTAAGCCAGCGCGCCCTCTTTCTTCTTCCAAACGTGTAACTTCAGCAGTTGATTTGACCAAACTACGAACAAACTGTTGAAATGCGCCATCGCTTTCTTCAAAGTCTTTTACGATGTCTTGAAATGCTTTTGCAAAGAATCCTGTTGCTTGGCCTGCCGCATATCCGAGCGCATCGCCTAATCCAATTACATCTTCTTGCAATTGCTCAATTTCAACTTGGCTGTCTTGCAGACCTTTTACTAAACCTTCACCAAAAGCTTCTTTGGCTTGCTCAACCGATTCTGTGAGCCTAGCCATTTTGCCGGCTAAAGTATCGGCGGCTTTGGCTGACGATCCTTGAAACTTATTTTGCAACTCTGCAAGCACTTCATCAAAATCACGTGCTTTTAGGTCTGCTGTTGTATAGCCAATTCTTAATTTAGCAAGCGCTGTTGTTTCTCCAAGATAGGCACGTTGCAAAGCACTTGTTACAGTTTTTAAATCCTTAGATGTGCCTGCTGATATATCTAATGCTGTGTTCAATAGTTTTTGAGCAGTAGTTACATCTTCAGTTGCCTGTGATAAAGAATTAAAAGCATCTGTTAAGACACCACCTGACACACCGCTAAGCAAGGCAAGGTTATCAATATATTGATTAACAAAGGGAGAAGCAAAGCCAAGGTTAATGGATTCTAATTGTGTTCTAAGAAGGTTTGCTTCTTTTTCTGCATCTTGAAATGCTTTAACTGAAGCTTTGTCGGCTTTACCAACTGCTTTATCATCAAAAGTTGTTACTATCGGAAAACGAATAGCCATTTTTACAACCTCGCTATTTCTGCATTAGCTGAAGCAGCTACTTGATCCAAAACTTTCAAAATCGTTGCCTGAGCTTTGCCTTGGTTTTCTACTAAACTTGCTCCTAATAAACGCCCTTGTGTTTTCGCTGTGCGCCCAGTTTGCTTTAACTCGCCTATTTCAGTATTGATGTTATCAATAAAGTTTCTGCCTGCATTAGGATTATTAGATTTAGCATCTGGGCTTCCATATCGGTTTTGCCTTCCAGCAGTTTCAATAATTGCACCTGCTGCCGACTTGTTCAACAAAGATACAAGAGATGCCCAACCTGATCTATTAGCTTTGCCTTTTGCTAAAGAATAGGTCAATCCACGTCTGACCACGTTAGGCTCAAAACTAGGAAATGCACGTTCGCGACCTGTGCGACTTTTACGCTCATATCCTGGATAATCAAAGTTTCTAAGATTGCCTATTGTGCCAGGAACATTACTGCGAGCTGCTGTGGTTATTTCTTTCAAGGGCGCAGCAATCTCTTTATCGTATGCCTTTAAAGTTTGTGGGGCTAATTTACGCAGTATCTTTCTAGCCTCTACGACCCCTGCGACCTCTACTGGCATTTTTCCTGTCTTCCGCTTGTTTCTTCAAAACCTCTTGGATAGCGTTCAACATACCTCTATCCATATTAATAAACTCACTAGGCGCAATCCCTGTATGTACAGATAGCTGGGCTATTCTGTACGTATAGGAATCACGCGTTAGCCATTTGGGGAATCATCACCAAGAACTTCAACAGCCTTCAAAGTTCCTAGAAACTTATCCCCAAATGGAAAAACGTCTGGCGCATCTGCTCTACGCAGACACTCCCAAGCAAGCCAATAAATATCGCTCTGCTTTTGATCTTCTCTGAAAGCCTTGTAAAAGCCTTTCTTAGCATATTGCTCAAAAGCATATTCAACAGCAGGTGTTATCTCGTGGATACTTTCCGTGCCATCTGCCCTTACAACTTTAAGACTTGCCATTTTTGCCCCTTTATTAAATTAGAACGTGCCTGTGTCGGCTATCGTTACAACAGAGTTTAGCGTAAAGGTGATGTCCTGTGTTCCAATATCGCCAACGCCACCATTAATCGGGGTCAGGTTATTGACCAAAATATCAAAGGTGTAAAGCGGATTGGTTGCACCGACAGTAGTTAGCTTTTCCTGTAGCATTTTTACGGCAACAGTTGTGCCAAATGCTGCGCGGAGAGTTGCCATTACGTTTGTTGCTGCTGTGTCATTCAAGAATGAAACAGTTAGCGTTCCAGATTCCAAGCCTTTTACAAACTTGTGAGCTGTATCGCCCATAGCGGTAACTTCAAGCTCATCTGCTGCCTGATTAAGTGTAACGCTTGTTACGTGGTCGCTCAGATCAACAGCGTTAATCTTAAGACCAACTTTGTTATTAAGAAAAACAGCCATTGCTATTCCTCATCTTTCTTAGTTGTTGGTTTTGGTGCTTTTTCGCTTAGCTCTACTTGGCCAATTTTGGCAAGGAAAGCCTCGCGTTCTTTGTCTACATCAGCCATGTTTTAGCTCCAATCGGATAGAACGCTGATTGATACTTCACCGGACAACAGATCTCCTGCTGTTCCGGTTAAGACCGCTGGGGCGCTGAAAGTCCCAATTGAATATGCAATTGATGATGCTTCCAGCTTGTTTACTATATTCAGATAATAATCTTCAATGTTAATTAGGTTGCCTTGGTTATCAAACATAGGGGTTAACACTATTAGCTTAAAGTTGACCTTAGGCTTAATCGCTTTGTAATGATCATTGCTTGGCTCAATATAGGGATCGCCAGGCTGCACCACAATGCTATTAGCAAGCGGTGTGGCAGGTGGGAAGGAAAACACCTGCCACGCCGTATTGTCAGTTAGCGCGGTAGCGATTGTTCCTCGTAGGGTAGAGATTGCTGACATTATCCTACTTGACCGCCCGGCGCTAAGTGATCCGCAAGTAAACCGCGAACACGTGCCATTAAAGTATTGCCCATGCGATACGGCGAAGGTTGAAAGTCTGGTGAGATGCCACCAGCATTTGAAGCTTGGCGAGCCTGCCAAATGTCAACCGCAATCATCAAAGATGCTAAATTGACTTCAGGTAATGCCGCATAATTATGATAAGTGTTGGGTGCTGTTATTGTGCCTACAGGCTGCACTTCAAATTTTATTTGATTCGCTGCGACTAACGCATAACTGATTTTGTATTGTTTTGTATCAGTTATAGTGTGCGAGCCGTTAAATGTTGCACCGCTATGCGTAACTGTAACTGTCTGCCCAATGCTAAATTGATGTGGTACGTTTGTGTAAAGTGTTGCTACATTGTCGGTTAATTCTGTTGCAACTACCGAAGCTGTATTAAACCACAATTTGCTTTTTACAACGTTTTCTGCTGCTTGGCAGCATTCTTCCACTACTGCTGAGCTGTATAAAGCACCAATGCCAAGGGCAGAACGAAGTTCCGCTTCAGTTACGTATGTTGCAGGCATTGTCTTTCCTTTCTAATGTTAGCCCCGGCGCAAGGGCTGTGCGCCGGGGTAACTCTACGATCTAGTTAGTTAGATCAGGACTTGTTGAACCAGTTTGCACCAGCGCCAACCTTGGTAGCTAATGCACCATA